TACTGGTCTTATCCTGAACCCTGCCCGTCTTATTTCTTCAATAGATTTAGGTTCTGCGCTGTCCGCTATAACTTCGTCTGAGCGTTCAAGCCCACATCGCCTAGCTATGTCTGCGTTGGTTAAGCCTGTTTCGTACAGCACTTCCTTAACCCATAGTTTGCCGTCTTGGTACAGCACTTCTACTAAGGCGCTAGGGTCGTTCGTAAACCCGAAGTCTAGCCCGTACGCTTTCCACTTGTAGCCAGTAGGGTAGTCTTTTGTTTCGGTCCAGTTCTCATAAATAGCGCCCTCTCTTCTGCTTCTTTGCCCTAGCCCGTAGACCTTCCACTTATATTCGTCTGCCGTTCCCCTTGCTTGGTTTTCAGGTGTTGGCTTGTAACTTAGAATCTTCTCCCTTATATGCTGCTCTAGGAAATTGTTATGCAACATCGTAGAATGAATCAGCCTAACGTCCGGGCGCTTTAGAACATTGTCGTAAATCCAATGTTCGTCTGTGCTTGGGTTGTAGTCCAGAATCCATTTACCCTTGCACCGTTGCTCTAGCTGGTCGAAGTCGTCTTTACTTGTCTCAATAGCCTCATTCAGCCAGAATAAGTCTGTCTCTACACCGTGTAGCTTCTGGCTATCGTCCAGACCGTAGAACTCAAAGGTAGAACCGTGTAGGCTGTAAACTAGGTCCGTCTTGTTAAACGCTTCGTCCTGCCATTCCCCAAGCTGCGTAAAAACCTTTTTGAACGTGTCAAGGACTGTGGGCTTAATCCACGTTCGCCTGAACCTTGCCACCGCAATTCTCTTCGGGCTTTGAGTGCCAAGTATGTACAGCGCTTGGCATATCGACCACGTTTTACTGCTTCGGCTTCCCCCTTCCAGCACAATTCCCCGTACCTGTTTATCATTAAGCGCCTCCCACAGTTCAGCAAATACCTCAGTCCCTTCAATCTTCATCCTGTTTAGGGTGTATCACTATTTCAATAGTCTCAGGCTTGCCACCGTTTACGGTCTGCTCTACCTCTTCTTTCGGCTTTCCGTAGACTCTATCAAAAAGAACGTCTAGGATATGTATAGACCCCTTCTTAAAGTCGCGCTGGGCTTTGTTCGCTATTAAGGCTATCCAGAACGGTAGCTGGTCGTCTTTCGCTAGGTCTATCAGTTCGTCTCTAGTCTTCCCCAGAATCGTCTTAATAATGTCCTGCGCCTGAGACTTAGACAGCTTTAGGTTATGCTCTTCTAGGAAGTGTTCTTTAATAACGTTCTCTATGTTTTTCGGGCGCCCTTTCGGGTTTCCGCTTTGTCCTTTCTTAAATGGTTTAAGGTTGTCAGGTGTGCCGCCTTCGTTCATTGTTTGTTCTCTGTTTTGAACCACTGCAAGTAAATTTCGTGCGCTATCTGTGCAGTCATTACAGGAGGCACACTCATACCAATTAAGTACCTTTCCTTGAGTTTATTAAAATCATAATCTAAAGGGTAGCTTCCTATTTTACAGGTTTCTGTTTTATTTAAGTGTCTACATTCCTCAAATAGTACATTTAAATCATTACCTATAATAGTATTAGGAACTTTATCCGGGTAAATAAAATTATAAGCAAAATACGAATTTGGTCTGTTTTCTATACGGTCCATTATGCAACTAAAATCTAAGTCGCCTTTTTTTCTTTTACTCCAAACATATTCAAACCTTTCAGAAAGCCCCCTGTCTTTATAGTCAGTATAAACTTCTTTAAATAGTATCTTTGGCTCATTAAAATTCAATTCAAGTTTAGGCACTTGAGTAAACATATCCTTCTGCACTAAGAACCTTTCCGCTAAATCATTTCTTAGGCATATAAAAAACACCCGCTCTCTTCTCTGCGGTACGCCCATATTAGCAGCGTTCATAAGAAATAACTGGACATTGTAGCCCGCTTCTTCAAACTCTGCTTTTATCCTTCTCACATAGGCTTTAGCATTACCTAGCAGTAGCCCCTTTACATTCTCAGCTATTACTACTTTTGGTTGTAGTTTCTTAGCTAGTTTTATGTACTCAAAAAACAAGTCGTCTAACACTTGTTCTGCCTGACCTTCTCTAAACTTCTTTTCTTTGCCCCAGTCCTTTTCTCGGTTTCCTGCCATTGAAAAGCTAGAACAAGGTGGCGAACCGTCTAGTATATCTAAGTCGTAAAGTTCTTCTGGTAGGTCGTCCCGCTTCACAAAGTCCCTTATATCTTCAACGTATAGGTGTTTAGGGTTGTGGTTTACCTTATAGGCTTCTGCCATTTTCGGGTCTATTTCTACACCCCCGATATGGTTAAACCCTGCAAGCTTGTAACCCATTGTAGACCCTCCCCCACAAATAAACGTCCCGAATACCTTTAGTCCGTGCGGTTCTATTCCCTTTGCCGGGTAACCGTCTTTTAGTCTCCATTCATAAGGGAATTTGTGCTTCATAGTTTCAGTAGTTGGTAGATAGCCTGTTCTGGTGTAGAAGCTAATTTAGCCAATGCGTCCCGAACTTTGTAGTATTCTTCTTCCGGGTACTTTAGCTTAATAGACATATCTGTGTCTAGGCTGTCTATATCTATTTCAGTTTCTGGCTGCTCATTTTGCCAAACTTCTAGCCCCCAGTCGTTCAGGTCTTCAGCGTCCCAAGTGTTAGCCAGTTCGTCCCAGTCCCATTCTCCAAAGCCTACGTTGTCCTTAATGATGAACTCTTTCTGCTTCTCTTCGGACCAGTCCACTACCTCTACGGGTACTTCTTTCCAGCCTGCTTCTTTCATAGCCCTTAAGCGCATATTACCGCCCAGAACTACCATGTCGGTATTAACTACAACGGGTCGCACCTTCGCCATCTCTGGAAAGTCTCTAAGGCTGTTTACCAGCTTCTTAAACTTTTCGTCCCTAATTACTCTAGGGTTATCCGGGTTAGGTCGTATTTCAGTTAGCCTTTTAACTTGCATTTTCTGTAATCGTTTAGCGCTTCGTTAGCTGTATATCCCGAACCTTTTAGACAAGGTTCACCGTTCCAGTATTTGATAGAATCTTCTCTATTAAAGGCGTACCATCTGCCATCGTAAATATTGTAGGTCGTGTAAAGCCCGTACTTCCAGTCTTTCTTCATAGGTCCGATATTGGTAAAAGTATTCCCTTGCTAGTGCTGCTGTCTCCGCCTACTGTATCGCGTTTGGTTCTTAGATACTTTCTGCAAATCACCTTCAGCGCTTCGGTTTTAATTAGCCGAATGTTTGAGCCTGAAAGGACGAAGGCGTACCAGTCCGATTCGCTTACCGATATGCCAGAAGCCTTACCCCTGCTTTCATATTCCACGAAAACGTTACCCGTGTCTAGCGCTTGTAGGTCGTTCTTAACTTCTACTTTCTTTCCTTCCAGAATTTCGCCCAGTAGCTTTTCGCCTACCTTCCCTATTTCTAGGTCGTATCTGAAGTCATTGTTATAGTTCATTTCTTCCTTCTTTTTGGTTTATTCTCTTCGTAGAATCTAAGCATGGCGTTAGCCATTAGTTCAGGACTACGCCCACACGTAAAGCATAGCCGCGCCTTTGGTTCTAGGTACTGGTAAGCCGCTAGGTACTCAGCTTGTTCTGCTCTGGTGAACTTGCCCGCGAACTGTCTAGCCTTCAGTAGTTCCAATACCTCTACCCGGTCCTTAATGAATTTTAGTACTTCCTTTTTATGCATTACGTCCCTTTTCTGCCCCCTGTGTTAGCGCCTAGAATAGCGGTAGGGGCTGTAAATATTTTTACCATCAATTCGCCACAGCACTTAAATTCTGGGCGCTCGTTCATTCCGTGAACTTTGTCCTCTACTTTACCGCACTTTTTACACTTATAGCTGTAAGTCATAACTGCAAACGGTTAGCGATTCGTTCAAATATTATTGACAAAAGCCCCACTTTAATAGCTGCCACTAACCCCATAGGCGAAGCTATGAATAGCCCGAACCAGAACGATAGACATAGCGAACAGTCCAGCGGCTTAATGCTCCGGGTGTAGTCTATATTAAATAGGTCTTTTATTCGTAGGTCAATACCCCAGACGTCAGTCCAAAGAATTACCAAAGCGTTCGCGCACAATGCGCTCAAGGTGTAGTCCATAGTAGTTATTTCTTATAGTGTCTAACGATTTCTTTACTGAATTTCCAATACTCTTAAAAGGTATTCCCACTTTATTAGCTACCTTCCTGTAACTGCCCTCTTTTAACCATAGCTTCAGAACTTCTCTGTCATACCAGTACAGTTCTTCTACCAGTATTTCAAGCGTCCTAACGTCCAGTTCTCTTTCGTAGTCGTAGCCTTCGCTGTCTATCTGCTCTGGCACCTCGTTAGTAGTGTTGAACAGGTTATACTTTTTGGCAAAGTTTGACCGCTTAGAAGTAGCCATATTAAGTAACGTGCGGACCACATAGAAACGCAAGTAGCCGCCTTCGTTAATCTGGCGCCATTTGTCGTCGGGCATTTCGAGTAGCAATAAAGCCACTTCCTGAATTAAGTCGTCTGAATGTTTAGGGCAGACGCTTTTAGCTAGTCCCCTTAGTTCCGGGTCGCCTAACAGGTCTATTACTGCTTTACTCTTCAAGGTCTTTTAAGATTAGACAGACGGTAAGTACTGTGCAAATAGCCGCGACAATATACATAACAAAAGAAGTAACGTTAGAATTAGGGTTAGGTAGGTTGTTAATCTTAGTCTGCTGACAATTCTTTTACCTCTGGCTTCTGCTTTCTTGTTAGGCTTGTACATGGGTTGCAGTTTAGTTGGCTTAGTGTTTCGTCCATCTTACGGCAGGCGTTAATAATTAGTTCGTCTTGGTATAGCAGCCCCTCTTCCACCCTTCGGACGTTGTGCAGAACAGAGCAATACTTAAAGGTGAATAGGTCGCCTATTCGCTCATAAGACCAGCTAAGTCTCATTCTAAAGTAATACATGGCTACCTGTCGGGCTATCATTACCGGGCGCCTTCTGTCTCTGGCTTTTAGCTGTTTGAAGTTATAGCCTAGCGCCCTTCTAACTGCTTCTAAAATTCTTTCTTCGTTCATCTTATTTGTTTTTGGTTAATTCGTCAATCTGTCGTTCAATCTGTTGTTGTTTGGTCATGATAGCCGCTGGAATTAGGGCAATAGTCAGCGGCAGTGCGTGCCATAGTTCAACGTCCGCCAACAGAAGAGTTATAGCACCTACATACCAACAGGCTATGTAGTTTACTATAAAGTCGAATATCGTCTCTTTCATCTTATTTGTTTTGGTTGATTAACTCATTCAACGATTCAATAGCTGCGTTTCGGGCTTCTTGGCGAGTTGTATATTCTGCTATTGTT